ATTTAAAACTGTTATATCTGTAAAAACATTTGACTTGTATGTTTGCCACCATTTAATTCTTAATTCTCTTAAAATATCTTCAGTTGTTAATGATAACCAAGTTGTTACTTTTGCATCTCCTGATGCTAACCCAAAATCAAAAGCATCTGGTTGATATGTTTGAACATCTGCAACTACAATAACTCCTGTACCTGTAAAATTTGCCATAATAATATTCCTTTAGTTGATTGATGGGCGATTGCTCGCCCACCAAAAGTTGCACTAATTAAAATGCCATATCCGTTACTACTTGACAACCAAAGTCATCTTTAACGATGCCTGTACCGTAAGTTACTGAACCTACGATCTCAGTTGCTCTTAAAGATGCATCTCTTTGAGTCTCGATTTTGAAATCAGATTTCATAGCAAGACCTAATGATTGAGGATGGAATACACCACCTACTGCATCATCACTACCAAAAGAAGCAATGTTTGCATTTTCATAAAGATCAATACCGAATACTGTTCCAGCATAACCACTTCTTAGGATTTGCTCTTGAGATTGTCCTAAAGCATTTGCACCAGTTGAGTAACCAGCCGCTGTTAGAGTTTTCTTCAAGTTAAACATTGCTTTTGGAGAAAACACACCATAGTAAGGTCTAGGAATGTTTAATGTTCTTAGCGTTGCTTCAGCTTGAAGTAACAGATCAGCAGTTAATTCAACACCAGCACCACCCAAGTCATTGCCACCAGCAAAGTCTGAGAATAGAGCTGATAAATCTGCATCTACTTTTTTAGCAATTGCTTCACCGAATAATTTTCCGATGTCAGCCGCCACATCTCTTGACGCAGTATCTCTACCAAGGTCAGTTAATGTAGTCATTACTCCAACTTCAGAAGCAGTTATAGTTGCTTCAGTTGGATTGATTGCTGTGTTTGATAAATCAGTTGCTTCAGCTACTGCCGCCGCACTGATAGTTGGATATACAGGAACTGCAATTTGTTTGCCTTGTCCTGTGATATTGTATGTCGTAACCAACGGTCTCATAACAGATGTTTCTTGGAAGTTAAAAATAGCTTCTTGGATAATTTCTGTGTACAGTTCCGATAGCGTTGACGATGTTGTTTCGTTAGCCATGTTATTACCTATTGTTAATTGTTAATTGTTAATTTAGGATTTAATTTAAAACTACTTCTAGTATTACGCATTTCTTTGTAAACTTTTCTATCAGCAGGATTGTTTAAATCCAAGTCGCCTATACTTCTAGGTTTGAGGCTATTACCACCGATACTGCTCTGGCTTCCTGATCCAGACAAAGACCCTTGACGGAAATGTGGGTTCGTATCTAAAAACTCTTTAACTCTATCTTCAACAGTTAAAGGTTGTCCTTTTTCGTTATATCTGATGTTTCTATTATTATCAAGTACTTCTACTCTACCATCATCAGCTAATTGAAGTTCAGATTTTAACAAAGATACTATTTGTTCAGGAACGACAGCTTTATTGTTAGATGCAACAGCAAGAATCTGTTTATCTATTTTTTCAGCTACCATTTCACTTTTGATCTTTTGGATTTCTTGTTCCTTTTCAGATAATCGGTCTTGCATTATCTTTTCAATATCAGATTTAGATTTAGCTTCTTTTAATTGCTGTTCTTTTAAAAGTTCAGCTTTCTGAGTTTCTTCTTCTTGTATTTTCTTTTCGTATTTTCTTCTTTCAGCCATAACTCTAGATTCAAGTATGCTATTTAATTGAGCTTGTGTGAAAGTTTTTTGTTCTTCTATTTGTTCAGAAACTTGATTTGTTGTTTCTGTGTTTTCGTTTGTAGCTTCTGCTACGATTGTTTCTTCTGACATATTACTCCTTATTCAGTTATTATTGTTCCGCTTTCGTCATACCAATCAGGGTTAACGAAGCTCCATTGATGACGACAATTGTATCCACCACGAACTAATAATGGATCTCCTGACTTCTTGCCTTTCCAAGACTTAGATGTCCAAAGTGATTTGACCTCATCAATCGTAAATAGTCCTCCTTTTCGTATATCATATTTGCCACTTCTTACAAGCCTACAATGATCTCTAGTTGTAGGGATAATATTACCAAAGTACTTACACATTGTTAAACCAGCTTCTATTGATTTATGTAAATTTAGAGTTGCATCAAATTCTCTAAGACCATCGTTAAGAATCTGACCAGCATATCGTTTCATGTTCTCTCCTGATCTTGTTGTTGCATATTT